AAGATCAAACTACAAGAACAAATCCAGCAAGCGGAGCAGTAACATCAATAACAGGACAAAACTACGTAGGAGCAGCACCAGGTGTATTTGATCCAAATGGTTCATTATTAGTAGAACCAACAACAATCAATGATTTACGTAGAGCATTTAGATTACAAGAATGGTTAGAGAAAAACGCTAGAGGCGGAACAAGATACATCGAAAACATATTAATGCATTTCGGTGTAAGGTCATCAGACAAAAGATTACAAAGACCAGAATATATTACAGGATTAAAAACTCCTGTTATAATATCAGAAGTATTAAACACATCATCTACAATAGATGAACCACAAGGTAACATGTCAGGTCATGGAGTAGCAGTATCTACTGGAAAATATGGTAATTATTTTTGCGAAGAACATGGATATATTATCGGCGTCATGTCCGTAATGCCACAACCTGCATATCAACAAGGAATACCAAAAACATATCTCAAATCAGATCCATTAGATTTCTTTTGGCCATCATTTGCACATATTGGTGAACAACCAGTTCAAAACAATGAGTTATATGCATATACAGCAACAGGCGAAGAAACATTCGGATACGTACCACGTTATGCCGAATATAAATATCAAGCTTCACGCGTAGCAGCAGATTTTAGAAACTTATTAGATTATTGGCATCTAGGTAGAAAATTTGCTTCACAACCAGCATTAAACCAAGCATTTATTGAATGTACACCTGAACAGGTCGAAAGAATTTTCGCAGTACAGGACGGAGAAGATAATTTATACTGTCAAATAATGCACAAAATAAAAGCAGTAAGGCCAATGCCTAAGTTCGGAACACCAAACTTCTAACATGTCAACAAGATGTATAACACCCTACTACAAAAAAATGGAAATAGTGAATGGAGTCACAATGGGCTACATTCCTTTTCCATGTGGGAAATGCCCACCCTGTCAAAAGAGAAGGATCTCGGGGTGGAGTTTCCGATTAACAAAACATGGCCAAGTAAGCAACACATCACAATTCGTTACCTTAACATACGACGAATTAAACGTGCCAACAACAGAAAACGGATTACAAACATTACGTAAAACAGATCTACAAAAATTTTTCAAAAGATTAAGAAAATTAACTCATGAAAAAATATCTTACTACGCAGTGGGCGAATATGGCGATAAAACGCAACGCCCACATTATCATATTATCCTGTTTAATGGTAATTGTAACAGCGTTGAGAGCGCTTGGAATCTTAATAATACTACTATCGGTCATTGCCATTTTGGCGATGTTAACGATGCTAGTATTGGGTATACTTTAAAATATATATCAAAAGAAAAACAAATTCCAATGCATCAAAACGACGACAGACAAAAAGAATTTTCAATAATGTCTAAAGGACTAGGAAAATCTTATCTCACACCACAAGCCATTAAATGGCATAAAAATAAATTAGAAGAACGCATGTATCTTCCATTACCAGGTGGAAAAAAGGCATCAATGCCAAGATACTATAAAGACAAAATGTACAAAGACGGCGAAAAATTCATGATTTCAATACACATGAAACAATTAGCCGAAAAACAAACAGACGATCTATTAAAGGAGATTGGAATCGAAAATTTCGATTTCCATATAGTACAAAGACATTTAAACCAATTTCGTAGAAACAAAAAACAATCATTACAAAGACAAAAACTATGAGAACAATTAAAAACAGCGGTAACGCAAATGACTTTCCATATAATGGAGAAGTCAATAACCAACCATCACAAACAGTACCTGATCAAACAATGACAATGCGTGAGATACTAACACGATACGCAAAAGGTCTCCCAATTGATGGAGCAAAAACTCCATTATGGGAAGACGGAGAAGGATATGCAAAAGATCCTGACACATTAGATTTAGCGGAACGCGAAGAACTTGCAACTCAAGCAAGAGAAGAATTACAACAAATCAACGAAAGAATCAAAGCATCAAAAGAAAAACATGATGCAAAAAACAAACACAAAATCACCGACGTAGTCGATGAAAACCAAGAGTAAAACGTAAAAACTCTAAAAAACACCACTTTTTAGGGGACGGCTTCGCCGATCCCCGACAAAGTGGAAGGCAAGCGAAGCGCGGCAGAAAGCACTAATACTACTTGATATATTAGTGCTAATTGACACTAGGTTAAAAAAACCAGTGTAAATGAGTAAAATAGGACGCGAAGGTACGACAAGGACGACTACACGAATAACACAAAAAAACGACCTAGATTCAATTAAAAACACAAAACAAACAACATGGATCCAGCAACAATCACAGCTTTAGCAGCAGTAGCAACACAAGCAGGCAATAGCCTAGCACAATCATCCATGAACAGAAAAACAAGAGAGTGGAACGAAAAACAATACGGAAAACAACGTACAGACGCATTAGCGGACTGGGCACGTACAAACGAGTATAATTCACCACTACAACAAATGGCACGCTTAAAAGAAGCCGGACTATCCCCCCACCTTATTTATGGAGGTGGTGCCAATTCAATATCACAACCTGTAAGATCAACAGACACAAAATCATGGTCACCACAAGCACCACAATTTGACGGCGGTCAAGTCGTATCCCAATACTTTGGGGTACAACAACAACAAAACGCATTAAAAATACAACAGGAACAAATAACAAGTCTTAAACTAGATAATATGTTTAAAGAACAAACGTTAACAGATAGAATACAAACACCAGGTATAAATAACGCGGCAACAGAAACAAAAATAGATAACATGATGGAAGACACCAACATGAACAGATTAAAACAATCATTACAAGGTAATGAATACCAAAAATTAGAACAAGAAGTAAAACAACTTGTAACAAACAATCAATATAACGCGTTAAACCAACAAGTAAAATTAAAAATAAACGGATTTATGGCTGATCAAATTCAGCTTATAAACCAAGGACAAATTAACAAAAATAACATGTCAGCAATAGAAGCCAAATGGAAACAACAAATAGACGAATGGGTAGGCCCCACTTCTGGCTTATCCACATCAGTAATAAAAATATTATTAACAGCAATAACAAGATAAACCCTACTAGGGTAGGGGATTAAAATAAAATATCAAATAAAAATCATAACTTACTGATATATACTTAACTATATGTTAATTATAAGCAAAACATTATGTTAAATAGAATTATAAACAATTAAAAATCAACAACATGGCTTACAGAAAACGTAGCAAAAGCTACAAAAAAAGAGGAACTTACTCTAAAGGAAAAAGCAAAAAACTACGCACGTACTATGTTAGTCGTGGCGGAATACGTCTTTAATTCAAAAACTTATCAACAAAAAACCAACAACAATGGGAAAAAACATCTTCAACTCGGTACAAGTAGAAAAACCGAAAAAAAACGTCTTTGACTTAAGTCATGACGTAAAAATGTCCATGAAAATGGGCAACTTAACACCAGTATTAGTAACAGAATGTGTTCCAGGTGACAGCTTCCAAATAGGCTGCGATAGTCTTATTAGATTCGCCCCTATGGTCGCACCTGTAATGCACCGGATGGACGTTTCAGTACACTATTTCTTTGTACCAAACAGATTAACATGGTCAAATTGGGAAAAATATATAGTAGATGCAAACACACCACAAGTATTACCTTATTTCAATGTTGGTAATTTATCACCAGATGATCCTTTTGCAATAGCAAACCCAACAGCAGCAAAATTTGCTGACTATATGGGAGTCCCTACCCCACCAGTAGTAGCATTAACAACAAATACTCAAATAAATGCTTTACCATTTGCAGCTTATCAAGCAATATACAATGAATACTATAGAGACGAAAATTTAATACCAGAAGTAGATTATAATTTAGTAGACGGAAATAATTTTGCAACATTAGACGAATTATTAAAATTGCGTAAAAGAGCATGGGAACATGATTATTTTACAGCATCATTACCTTTTGCACAAAAAGGAACAGCAGTAGATATACCATTAGGATCAGTAGAATTAGACGTAACTGGAACAACACCACAATTATGGAAAGATCAAACTACAAGAACAAATCCAGCAAGCGGAGCAGTAACATCAATAACAGGACAAAACTACGTAGGAGCAGCACCAGGTGTATTTGATCCAAATGGTTCATTATTAGTAGAACCAACAACAATTAACGATTTACGTAGAGCATTTAGATTACAAGAATGGTTAGAGAAAAACGCT